CGCCATAGGTCCCCCTTGACCTTGGAGAACCCCTCATGTGGACCGCCAGACTTACACGTGTGACGACTGCGCAACAGAGTGTTGTTGAACTTTCCTCAGCTTGCCAAAATCACGATTAGGTAACGGCAAAAGGTTGTACGGCTACCGCAGGTAACTAGTCGGACTTCAGGATTCCGCGCGCCCGCAGCTCCTTGAACATCTCGTCCTTCAAGGCCTTGGCCTCACTCAGCGTGAGATGCGGAGCGGTCAACTGCGCCGACATGTTGAACGCCCGGTCCACCTCGTCCTCCAGGCGGGCGAAGTCCCGGATCTGGCCGCCCTCGATCAGCTGGGTGCCGTCGTTCAGGGTGATCGAGTCGGACGCGCCGTCCGCGACGGCCTTGGTCGAGCCGGGCCGGAAGCCGAGGCCCATGTCCAGCTTCGCGTAGGTGGTGTCGCGAACGCGCTGGGGGCCGGCCGTCTCGGTGCCCTCGATCTTGCGATACGTCGTATGCGAAATCCCGCACGCGTCGGCTGCGGCCTCCTTGCTGGCAAAGCCGAGCGCCACTCGCCGCTGCGTTACGAGCGCCGCGAGTTTCTGCAGGTGGCGGGTGGGGTCGCCATCAGTGGATGCCATGGCGCACATGATGCCAGCGACCGCCAGCGACCGCCATAAGTGCTTCGCTACGTGACCGGAACGTGGCGGGAAGTAGGCGGGAACGCGCGAAGACTCTCGTCGTAACTCGCGGAAACTCGCGACATCTCCAAGTTACCCGTGCGTACCGCTAGTTTCCGATAGTTTCCTCCGCTACCTTCAGGGCATGGAAAGACCCCAACCCACCGTCTTCCAGGTGGACGGGGCGGCAATCCGTAAGCGCCGCATGGAAGTTGGCATCACCCTCCGCCAATGCGCGAGAGCGGCCGGTATCGCCCACAGCTACCTCAGCGAGATCGAGACCGGTCTCAAAGGGGACATGCGGCCCCCCACGTACACGGCACTACGCACCGCCCTCCAGATCCAGCCCGATGACCGCCAACTCCTCGCCCCCACGGCGCAGGAGCATCACAGGAAGGAAGCCAGTGGCCGCGACGAGGACGCTCCCCGCCCCCACCCCGAGGACGGCTGAACCGGCACCAGTCCTCGACCGCTTCTACAACGTCCGCGCCGCCGCGATCAGGCTCGGTCTCACCGACCCGACGATCCCGGACGACACCACGGGGCAGAGCTGGCTGCGCGACGGCTTCAACAGGCCCGAGAGCGGCGCCGAGGGCCGCAAGTTCCCCGGCTTCTACATGAGCCGTCAGTTGATGTTCAGCGAGTCGGACCTTGCCGTGATCACAGAGATCGCCCGCGAGGAGTCCGAAGCACGTCAGCGCGCGAAGGACACGCCGCTGGTGTCGACCGGCCGGCCGCGCCGTCTGCGCTCGAAGTCGCCGGTGCTCGCCGGTTCCTGAGCCACCCCTGAACGCGCCGAAGGGCCGCCCGCTTGCAGGCCCGGCGACCCCCGACCGGCGCCCCCACCATCCAGAAAGCAGAGGTCACCGTGACCACCGAGACTACTCGCCCGCAGCTCCCGCAACGCAGCGAATCCGCCATGCACACCCGCGCCGTCAACGCCGCCGCCGGAGTGCTGCTCGCCGCGATGGAACAGGGGCGCCAGATCCCCACCAGCCTCGCCATCGCCCTCGACTCCGCCGGCCTCCTGAACTCCCCGGAGCACGCCGCCGAGCACGAGCGCCTCCTGGCCGAGCGGCACTCGACGAACGAGTCCGTGGACGAGGCGGCCCGGGCGCTGCGTGCGAACCGCGACCGGATCGCCGAGCTGGAGGCGGCAGCCGCCAAGGCCAGAGCCGCAGCGCTGAAGGAGGCGGCCGAGGAGCTGATGGCCGCATGCCCGGAGCACGGCGACGCAGACGAGGTCTGGATGGACTGCCCGTGCGAGTTCGCCGAGGAGCTGCTCCGCAAGGCCGAACTCGCCAGCACCACCACCCCGGAGGCCTGACCCATGGCCCGCACGAGCGGCTCCGACAACATCGGCGAGATGCTCGCCGCGCGCATTGCCGCGCTCATCGTCGACACCGCCACCAACGCGCCGCGCTCCCTGCAGAAGCGGATCGGGCCGTCCGAGGTCGGCGACCCGTGCGAGCGCCGCCTCACGTACAAGATCCTCGACTGGCCAACGTCGGCCGCCGAGTCGGACCCGGCCGCCAGCATCATCGGCACCGGCTTCCACACATGGATGGAAGAGGCCTTCCAGCGGAGGCAGACGCCGCTCGACGGAAAGCTCCGCTACCGCATCGAGGAACGCGTCACCGTCCGGCCCTCGCACCTCGAAGCCACGGTGGTCGCCGGGAGTTCGGACCTGTACGACCGGGCGACGGGCACCGTGTGGGACTGGAAGCTCGTCGGCCACACCACCCTTGACGAGTACCGGCGCAAGGGCCCCGGCCCCCAGTACCGCGCCCAGGCCCACCTGTACGGGCTCGGCCAGGAGAACGACGGCGAGCACCCCCGGCGCGTGGCGATCTGCTTCGTCGGCCGCTACCACGAACTCCGCGTCCACGTCTGGACCGAGCCGTATGACCGGCAGGTCGCCCTCGACGCCCTCGACCGCCTCGACCGCATCCGCCACCGCGTCGACGACCCGGCGGCCGCGGCCTCCAACTACGACCACGCCTGGTGGTCCCAAGTCCCCGTGAGCGAGCAGGCCAAGTGCCGCTTCTGCCCGTGGTTCAAGCCCGGGTCCGCCGACCTCACCGTCGGCTGCCCCGGCATTCAGAAGCCGTCCGCCCGGCACGGCTTCGAATCCCTCATCGCATAGGAGTATCCGTGGACGCGAACAGCTTCCTCATGGGCGGCGGTGGCGCCGCCACCGCCAAGTTCCCCACCCCCGGCACCACCATCGGCGGACGCATCACCGAGCCCCCGCAGCTGGAACAGCAGCGCGACATCAAGTCGGGCGAGAAGAAGTTCTGGAAAGACGGCGACCCGATGATGCAGCTCGTCGTCACCGTCCAGACCGACCAGCGTGACCCCGCTATCGAGGGCGACGACGGCAAGCGCCGCATCTTCGTCAAGGGCCAGATGAAGAACGCCGTCGCCGACGCCGTCCGCGAGGCCGGCGCCAGGGGCCTGGAGGTGGGCGGCACCCTGTGGGTCCGCTTCACCCACGAGCTGCCCGCGAGTGGACCGGGCATGTCGCCGCCGAAGCAGTACGACGCGAAGTACGTGACCGCCGCGACCAACGCACTCGGCGTCGACCCGGCCCCGGCTGCGCCGCCCGGCGTGAACCCCGTCACCGGCGAGATCGGCGGCCCGCCGCCCGCTGGCCTCACCCCGCAGCAGTACGCGGCCGCCGCGCAGAACCCGGCCACCGCCCCGCTGCTGCAGCAGATCCCGCAGCAGGCGCCCGCCGGAGAGCCCCCGTTCTAGTCCGCCACCCCGGTCGCCGTCCCGCCGCCGCAGCCTCCCCGCACGGCGGCGGGACGGACCAACCAGCAGGAGCACTCATGGGCATGTACCACTCCACCTACTTCGCCTACGGCATCCATATCCCCACCGCGGAATCCGCGTGGGTCGAAGGCGACCGCATCGACGTTGAACTGGCGAAGCACAAGGACCGCTGCCCTGACGTCGGCCACCTCGCTGCCGGGGACTACGACCACGACTTGCTCTTCCTCGTCACCACCAGCAACGAGATCCGCCTCGGCGCCTACGGACGCGCCACGGAAGCCACCACCGCGCAGCGCGCCAACTGGGACCACCAACTCGCCAACGCCGTCCAGGCCCTGGGCTACAGCGAACTCCCCGACCTGCCCCCGCCCGGCTGGCTCTGCATCCCCGACCTCAGCTGACCGTCTCGGACCCGGCGGCCTGCCCGCGCCCCACGCCGCGGGCCGCCCTCCCCGCCCGCCGCCGCGCCACTTCCCCCTCAGCGCGGCGGCGGGCACCCCGTAACCACCCACGCAAGGAGCACCGTTGAGCACCACGCCGCCGCAGGACACGCTCACCGCAGCGCTCGCCTGGCACGCCGCCGGCGCGAGCGTCGTCCGCGCGGCCGCCGACGGCACCAAGGCCCCGCTCGGCCAGTGGAAGCGGGCCCAAACCGAACGCGCCACCGCCGAGCAGCTGCACGCCTGGTTCTCCGGCGGCCACCCCGGCATCGGCATCATCCTCGGCGCCGTGTCCGGCGACCTGGAGATGCTGGAGTTCGAAGGCCGCGCCGTCACCGAAGGCGTCGCCGCCGAGTTCACCGAGATCTGCGACGACTCCGGACTCGGCGAACTGTGGCAGCGCCTCCGCGACGGCTACCTCGAAACGACCCCGTCCGGCGGTGGGCACCTCGTCTACCGCGTCACCGACGGGCCCGTCCTCCCGAACACCAAGCTCGCCCGCCGCCGAGCTACGGCCGAGGAGATCGCGGCCAAGCCCAGCGACAAGGTCAAGCCGCTCATCGAGACCCGCGGCGAAGGCGGCTTCGTCGTCACCGCCCCCTCGCACGGCCCCGTCCACCCGACCGGCCTGCCATGGCAGCTCGCCGCGGGCGGCCCCGCCACCGTGCCGACCATCACCGCCGACGAGCGCGACGCCCTGTTCGCCGTCGCCCGCATGCTCGACCAGATGCCCGCCCCCGCCGAGCGGGTCACCCCGGCCCCGGCGACGGACGCCGCGAACGCTTTCCTCCTCGGCAGTGCTCCGGTCCTCGAGGACCCCGGCGCCGTCCGGCCCGGCGACGACTACGAGCGGCGCACCCCGTGGGCCGACATCCTCAAGCCGCACGGCTGGACCCTCGTCCGCTCCGGCGGACAGACCTCGTACTGGCGCAGGCCCGGCAAAGACCAGGGCATGATCTCCGCGACCACCGGACACGCCGCCGACCGCGACCGCCTCTACGTCTTCTCCACCTCCACCGAGTTCGACCCCGAGCGGCCGTACACCAAGTTCGGTGCCTACGCCGTCCTCGAACACGGCGGCGACCACAGCGCGGCCGCCCGCGCGCTGCGCGCCCAGGGCTACGGCAGCCGCCCCGAACCCACCCGGCACCTGGCCGTCGTCCCCCCGCAGTCCGGCCCGGCCCCGGCAACCGACGGCACCGCCGCACTCAAGGTCACCGAGCCCAGCCCCGAAGCCGGGCCCGCCACCTACAGCCGCACCGACGACGGCAACGCCCTGCGCCTCGTCGACCGCCACACCGACGACATCCGCTACTGCCCCCAGCGCGGATGGCTCACCTGGGACGACCACCGCTGGACCTGGGACGACCGCGGCCACGTCGCCGAACTCGCCCGCGACGTCGCCCGCTCCCTCCCCGAAGCCGACGGCGACGCCCAGCACAAAGCCCGCTCCCTCTCAGCCCGCGGCCTGGAGTCCATGGTCAAGGTCGCCCGCACCGACCCCCGCATCGTCGCCCCCATCGACACCCTCGACGCCAGCCCCTGGCAGCTCAACACCCCAGCCGGAGTCGTCGACCTGCGCACCGGACGGATCGGCCCGCCCGACCGTGCCGCCCTCCACACCCGCACCACCGCCGTCGCCCCCGACCCCGAGCAACCCGCCGTCCGCTTCCACCAGTTCCTCGCCGACACCTTCGGCAGCGACCCCGACCTCATCACCTACGTGCAGCGCATGCTCGGCCTGTCCCTCATCGGCACCGTCCTCGAACAGGTCCTCCCCTTCGCCTTCGGCGACGGCGCCAACGGCAAGAGCACCCTCGCCGACACCGTCATGAAACTCGTCGGCATCGGCGAGACCGGCTACGCCATCTCCGCCCCCTCCGAAATGCTGCTCGCCTCCTCGGCCAGCAACCACCCCACCGAGATCGCCCGCCTGGCCGGCGCCCGCCTCGTCGTCGCCTCCGAACTCGACGACGGACAGCGCTTCGCCGAAGCCAGGATCAAGATGCTCACCGGCCGCGACATCATCACCGGCCGGTTCATGCGCCAGGACTTCTTCTCCTTCGCCCCCACCCACACCCTGTGGCTCCTCGGCAACCACCGCCCTGCAGTCCGCACCGGCGGCCCCGCCTTCTGGCGGCGCCTGCGCCTCGTCCCCTTCCTGCACACCGTGCCCGAGCACCTGCGCGACACCGGCCTCGAAGACCACCTCGTCGACCGCGAAGGCCCGGCCATCCTCGCCTGGCTGATCCGCGGCGCAGCCGACTACGCCCAGCACGGACTCACCACCCCGGCCGCCGTGCAGGCCGCGACCGACGAGTACCAGGGCGAGCAGGACACCGTCGCCCGGTTCGTCGCCGACATGTGCGTCCTTGGCGCACCCGGCGCCCTCGCCATGCAGACCGCGAGCGGCGCCCTGCGCGGCGCCTACGAAGCCTGGTGCCAACAGGAGGGCGAGGAACCGGTGTCGGCGAAGAAGTTCGCCGCGACCCTCCAGCGGGCGCCGTACAACGTCCAGTCCGGACGCACCAGCCGCATGCGGTACTTCGACGGGATCCGCCTCACCTCCCCCTCCAGCCCCGGCTACGACGGAGAGGACTACGGCCGATGAACGCGTCACCCCGCGAGGCCGTCCGACAGCCGATGCGTCACACCCGTCACCCCCTCAACCACCCCGTCGGACCCTGCCCGACGGCAACGGATGACGCATCGGCACCCACCGATGACACATCGGATGACGCTTCCAACCGCCCATCACCGCAGGTGGTGACACGTATGACGCTTGTGACGCTTAGTTTCCCGTTCCCTCCTATCGCGCATGCGCACGCCCGCACGGGCCGTCATGCCGAAGTACGCGTCACAAGCGTCATCGGCCCCTCAATGCGTCACACGGTCCACCGGTGACCCACCGTCCCCGGCCGACCGTCGCCGACCACGCCGACGCCTCCGCCCAGACCGTGCGAACCCGGCCCTGCCCCCGCTGCGGCGCCGACACCCTCACCGCCCGCACCCCCGACCGCGTCTGCGCCGTCGACGTCCGCGCCGACCCCGCACCCCTCGACCCCACCGCCGAGATCCTCGCCCGTCTCGACGGCCGCCTCACCTGGTGCCTCACCGACGGCGACCACATCCCCGCCCACATCCGCTGGCGCGACCGCTGGCACATCGCCGCCGGCCGCTGCACCCACACCGTCATCGCCGACCACCACTGCCAGCCCAGCTACGTACAGGAGACCCTCGGATGAGCCGATCCAAAGCCAAGGGCACCGCCGCTGAGACCGCGGTCGTCCGCTTCCTCCAGGGCGCCGGGTTCACCCAGGCCGAGCGCCGCACCCTCGGCGGCAGCCAGGACCGCGGCGACATCGCTGGCGTGCCCGGTGTCGTCATCGAGGTGAAGAACTGCGCCCGGCAGGAACTCCCCGCCTGGGTCGCCGAGGCCGAGCTGGAGCGCGACAACGACCGCGCCGGCCTCGGGGTGGTCTGGCACAAGCGCCGCGGCAAGGCCGACCCCGGCGACTGGTTCGTCACCATGTCCGGCACCCAGTTCGCCGCGCTGCTCCGCGAGCAGCAGGGCCTGCCCGCCCCGACCGCCGAGGGCGGTGTCGCATGAGCAACCGCCCGCACGGCTACGCCCGCTACCGCCTCGACGGCTGCCGCTGCTACCCCTGCGCCGCCGCCCGCAGCCGCTACGACGAGAACCGGACCAAGGCCATCACCGCCGGCACCTGGCAGCCCTGGACCGACGCCACCCCCGTCCGCGAACACCTCGCGCACCTGCGCTCCTGCGGCATGGGCCTACGCACCATCGCCGACCTGTCCGGCATCGACCGCAAGCGCCTCCAGGCCGTGCTCGGCGGCCGCCCCGAACGCGGCACCCCGCCCCAGACCAAGGTCCGCCCCGACCTGGCCGTCGCCGTCCTGGCCGTCGACGTCTCGCTGGAGACGCTCGCGCCGGCCACCCTCATGGGCCCGGTCGGTACCCGCCGCCGCTGCCACGCCCTCGTCGCCCGCGGCTGGCCTCAGCAGCACCTCGCCAACCACGTCGGCATGACCCTCGCCAACTTCGGGCGCATGCTCAGCCGACCCAACGTCCTGGTCGGCCGCCACCTCCAGGTCCTCGCCATGTACGACGCCCTGTGGAACACCGACCCGGCCGCCGCCGGAGCCACCCCGGTCGGCATCTCCCGGGCCCGTGCCTATGCCGTTGCCCGAGGGTGGGCACCGCCCGGCGGCTGGGACGACGACACGATCGACGACCCGACCGCCGTGCCGGACTGGACCGGAGTCTGCGGCACCCCCGCCGGACCGTCCGCCCACAGTCGGCTCGGCGTCCCCGTCTGCGACCCGTGCCGTCACGCCCGTGCCGAAGCCCGCCGCGAGTCTCGGGCTGCGGCATGACCGGGCAGCCCGCCCTCGTCGAGGGCATTCGGCCCGGCCTCGACGTCCGAGGCATCGACCGCGGCACGCCCGTCGCCGACTGGGTGTGCGCCTGCGGCCACCACGAGCGGGCCACCGGCGCCGCCGCCGTCATCCGCCTCACCCACCAAGTCCGCATCGGCCACTGCCCCCACGGAGCCGCCACGTGAGCGCCCGCCAGCGCTGCACCCGCGGCCACTTCATCCCCGCCTCGACCGCCGACCGCACCTGCCGCTGCGTCCTGACGCCCCGCCCGAGGCGCCGCCGACGCCCCTCCGACATCGACCTGTGGGGCCAGGGCCTTCCCCTCCGCCAGAAGCACAGAATCCACGACGTGCCGATCACCGGGAGCTTCCTATGAGCCGCCTCGCCCACGCCCTCTGGTACCTGTACCTGCTCGCCATCGTGTTCCTGTTCCGCTGCAGCATCGACAGCGTCCGGTCGGGCGACCTCTGGCACGCGGCAGGCCTGACCGCCGCCGCCGCGCTCGTCGGCATCGCCCTCATCCGCGAGTGCCTCGCCGACGACGAACGCCACGCCGCTGGCCGCACCGGCCGCCCGCCGCTTCCCCGCAGGACCCCGGGCGCCGAGCTCACCGTCGCCGCCGCCCTGGCCGCCGCCTGCTGCGAGACCTGGTGGGCGTCGGCCGGCGCCGACCACGACCCGGCCACCTGCACCCGGAGGAACGCGTGAGCCCCGGCCCGCCCCGCATGCCCCTCACCCCCCGCCAGGCCGACACGCTCACCGCGGCGGCCGACGGGGCCCCGCTCCGGATCGTCGCCGAGCGGCTCGGCATCACCCGCGAGCAGGTCGCCTCCCACCTCACCCGCGCCTACCAGCGCCTCGACGTCACCTACCTGCCCCGCGGGGAGCGCCGCGCCGCCGCAGTACGAGCCGCCGTCCGCCGCGGCCTCATCCCGAACCCGACCGGACCGGAGACCACGTGATCAAGTGCACCCTGTGCAGCACGCCCGGCGAGGCATACCTCTGCGACTGGGACGCCCGCTCCCTCGCCGGACGCCTCGCCCGTCTGCCCGGTCTGGTCGCCGAACTCGCCGAGCACCTGGTGCCGCGCAAGACCGGGCTGGCCGAGCACGTGGCCGCCGCCCCGGCCGGCCCCCGCTCGCCCCTCAACGAGACCGTCATCGACCTCGTCGACGGCGGGCACATCGCGCTCGTGCTGGAGAGCTGGAGGGCGGACGTACAGCGGGAGCGTTGGCCCGGCCACGGCGCCCCGCCCGCCGAGGGCGGCATGGACCGCCGGGTCATGGCCGCCTGCCGGTGGCTCGCCATGGAACTCGACTGGATCACCGGCCACTACGAGCAGGCCGGTGACCTCGCCCGCGAGGTCCGGGCCCTGGAGTCGTCCATCCTCGGCATCGTCGGCGACCCGCCGCCCCGGCCGAAGCCCGTCGGCCAGTGCATCGCCGTCACCGACGACACGGGCACCGTGTGCGGGGCCGAGCTCACGCACACCGCCGGCCAGAGCAGCATCCGCTGCCGCCAGTGCCGCACCGCCTACCGCAGCGAACAGGACCTGCTCTTGCTGCTGGCGTACCAGCCGAAGGTGTCGGCGTGACACGCCCCGCCCGTATCGCACAGGGTGTTGCATATAACCCCCCATGCGATACCATCACGGAGATGGAAGCGATCCCCTGGAGGGACCGCCTTCGCATGGAAGACGCGCTGCTGGAACAGCTCGCCGACCAGACGGAGGCAGCCCTCAGACGACGAGCGGCCGCCCTGAACGACGGCTCCGCAGAACTCGGCAGCGTCTACGCCGTGGCCAAAGAGATCGGCCTCAGCTGGACCGCCGTAGCAAGGGCGATCAAGAAGTACCCAACCGAATAAGACGAGGGCCGGACAGCAGCTCTCCCGGTGCTGGAACACCAGGAGGCGCGCGCGCCGTCCGACCCTCCACCGAACTACCTGACCTAACCAGGAGTCGGCATGACCGATCTTTCCATGCCCGCGCCCCAGCGCGGCACCACCCCGTCCATCGCTGAGCTGCACCGCCTGTGCGACGAGGACTACGCCAGCAGCGCCGCCCGCCGCGCCCAGAACCACCGCGACGACGCCCACCTGATCGCCTCGGCCGCCGAGGCGGTGGCCGCGCGATGAAGAACCACCTGAAGAAGGCAGCGCCCTGGGCCCTGCCCGCCGCCCTCACCACTGTCGCCGTCGTGTGGGCCGTCGCCGCGATCGGCGACATCCTCACCGCCACCGCCCACCCCGCCTTCGCCTACTCCGTCGCCGTCCTCTACGACGCCGTCTGGCTGTACGCCCTCGCGCAGGAGACCGCGCACCGCCGGCAGGGATCCAGCGCCCGACTCCCCGTGGCGATCGGGTGGGTGTTCCTTCCCCTTACAGTCGCGGTGCTCGCCATCCATGGCGCCCTCGCCGGAGACGCTCTCGCCGCGGCGGTCGGCGCGATCATCCCCGTCCTCGCGAAGATGACCCTCGTCATGGCGATCGACCGGGAGCGCACCCGGATCAGCCCGCGGGCACAGGCCGCCATCGACCGCACCCGTGCCGGCACCCGTGACCGCATCGCCGTCTCCCGTGCCGTCGCCGCGGCACGGGCAGCCGAGACCCTCGCTGCCGCAGACATCGTGAAGGCGTCCCACGCAGCCGAGGCCGAAGCCATCACCACCACTCACGACGCGCTGGAGGAGTACGCGGCGATCGTCGACGAGCACCCCGTGCCGGACTGGCACGCCGACCTCCCCGCCCTGGTCTCCGACACCGAGTTGCGGGCCCTCTTGGCGGGAGGCGTGCCGGACGACGAAGCCGCAGGTGGCGCGGGGGGTTCGGGCCTGGCAGTCACGCAGGGCAGTCACGGCTCCGGCACGCCCCCGCTGGAGGGGCCGCGGACAGCGAACAGCAAGGCGGTAGCGATGCTCGCCGCCGAGCTGTACGCGACGGATCCACCGCCCTCGAAGCGGCAGTTCCGGGCGGCGATGCGGGCTGAGATGAACGCCCAAGGTCTGACTGGGGCATGGGACACCATCGACGCCCTGTACGACCGGGAGAAGGCACTGGCCGGGCCGGGCGGGGGCAACCCGTGAGCGACATCGAGAAGGCGGCCCGGGACGCGGTCGAGGCCGCCGACAACACCGAGCTGATGCGGACGATCACCGCGATCCTCGCCGTGCAGAAGGCCACCGCGGAGCAGGCGCCCGCCCCGCAGCAGGCCCGGCAGGAGTTCGACGCCCGGAAGTGGCTGACCATCGGCGGCCTCGGCATCGCCGGGGGCCTGGTCGCCTCCCTGTTCGCCATCGCCGTGGCCATCGGCGCCGTGTCCGTCGCGATCCTCGCCCTCGTCCTCCGCTCCATCTGGGGCGACCTCCAGAAGAGGAAGTAACCGATGCCCGAACTCAACCGAGAGCAGCGCCTGACCATGGCGGAAGCCGCCGTGTCCCGCGCCGCCACCCTCGCCCGGGACGCCGAGCGCGCGGCCCGCGGCGACGCCCGCGCCCTCGCCGTCCCCCTCGCCGCCGCCGGCTCCCTGTGGGCCGACATCGCGAGCGCCCACGCCGACATCGCCGCAGCCCTGGAGGCCTGACCATGCCCGTCTCCAAGCACGACCCGCACAACGCCCGCGAGCTGGCGAAGGTGCTCCTGCTCGGCGTCCGCATCGACCGGCGCAAGAACCGCGGCAAGTCCGTGAAGCAGCTGGAGAAGCGCGTCGACCGGATCCGGGAGAAGGCGCAGGAGCGCGAGAACAACCGCGGCAAGTAGCACCGCCCCGGGGACGGCGTCCTACCGCCAAGCAGCCGCCGTCCCCGGGCCCCGGACCGCCCATCGAGCAACCGGAGAGACCAGCATGACCGACAGCCTGATCAAGCCGCTACAGGACGCCCCCGAGGACGCCCAGGACGCTGCCGCCCGGCAGACCGTCCTCGACATCATCCAGAACGCCGAGCCGCGTCCCGTCGACCGCCCCGAGCCCGCCGCCGACGGCACATGGATCGCTGAACGCCAGGCCTACCTCGCCGAGGCCCCGCCCATCGTCCCCCCGGCCCTGCGCCGCTGGGACGCCTTCAAGGAAGCCGTCCGCTGGACCGCGTCCTACTACGGACACGTCGCTGGCTTCCACGTCCTCCGCGTCCCGGTCTACTTCGGGCGGTTGCTCCTGCGCGCCCCTCGCGGCACCGGCCGGTTCGTCGTCCGCTGGGGCCGCTGGGTCGCCGACACCGAGGCCCGGCCCGTCGAGGCCAAGGCCGCCGCCAGCGCGGACATCGAGGCGTGGCTCGCCCTGTCCCGGGAGCACTCCCGTCGCGTCCGGCCCCGCCGCGTCGCCTCCATCGCCGTCGCCACGGCCACCGGCATCACCACGCTGGTCAGTGCGTTCCTCGTCCCTGGCTGGACGCTCGCCGCCTGCGTCGGTGCCGCCGCCCTGGCCGGCCTGAACGGCAAGAAGGGCGACAAGGCGCTCATCACCCGGTACGTCGCCACCAACGTCCTGCGGCGGCTGGACAGCACCGAGGTGTTCGACGCGCTCGCGGCCATCGGCATCGAGGGCAAGAAGGGCCGCAAGGGCGTGGAGTTCGCCGCCGAGGTGATGCGCGACGGGCCCGGCTGGCGCGCCGAGGTCGACCTGCCCCCCGGCATCGAGGCCACCGCCGTCCTGGAGAAGCGGGCCGCGCTCGCCGCCGCCATGCGCCGCCCCATCAGCACCGTGTGGCCGGAGGCCGACCGCACCGCCCACCCCGGCCGCCTGGTCCTGTGGGTCGCCCAGCGCGACCCCGCCAAGGCCGGCCGGAAGCTGTGGCCCCTCATGCGCGAGGGCCAGGCCGACGTGTACGAGCCCCTGCCCTACGGCTTCGACCCGCGCGGCAACCTCGTCGAGATCACCCTCATGTACTCGAACCTGCTGGTCGGAGGCATCCCCGGCTCCGGCAAGACGTCCTGCGCGCTCGCCCTCGTCCTCGGCGCCGCCCTCGACCCCACCGCCGAGCTGTGGATCTACGAACTCAAGGGATCCGGCGACCTCGACTCCGTCAAGCCCGTCTGCCACCGCTACGTCTCCGGCGACGACGAGCCCGACCTCGAAGCCGCCCTCGGCGGCATGCGCTCCGGTATCGCCGAGTACCAGCGCCGCGCCGCCTTCATCCGCTCCCTGCCCGCCTCCGAGGTTCCCGAGGGCCGCAAGGTCACCCGGGCGCTCGCCGAGAAGTACCCCGAGCAGCAGCTCGGCCCCCGCGTCATCGTCATCGACGAGGTGCAGGAGCTGTTCACCCACGCCGACTACAAGGAGGAAGCCGCCGCCCTGGCCACCCGCCTGATCAAGAAGGGCCGCGCCTACGGCCTCATCCTCATCCTGCTCACCCAGAACCCCGACGCCCCGTCCCTGCCGTCCTCCGTGTCCAGCAGCGTCGGCACCCGCCTGTGCCTGGCCGTCATGGACTGGCGGGCCAACAACAACGTGCTCGGCACCGGCGCCTACGACCGGGGCCTCCGGGCCACCGACATCTCCGTCGACGAGCAGGGCACCGGCATCCTCGCCCGCGGCCGCGAGGGCATCACCGTGCGCGCCGCGTTCATCAAGCAGACCGAGGCCGAGGACATTGCCAAGCGCGCCCTCGCGCTCCGCACGGCCGCCGGCACTCTCACCGGGCAGGCCGTTGGCGCCCAGGTCGCCGAGCAGGACGTCGAGACGGTCCTCGACCACCTGCACGCCATCTGGCCGGACGGCGTCGAGACGGTCCACTCGCACCGGCTCGTCGAGGCCTTGGCCGCGTACCGGGCCGACCTGTACCGCCCCTGGACCGAGCTGGACGCCGCCGGGGCGTCCACGGCGCTCTCCGCCGCCCTGAAGCCGTACAAGGTGTCTACCCGGCAGCTCACGATCCGTGAGTGCTGCGGCGGAGCCAAGGGCCTCCGGTACGCCGATCTGCCCGCCGCCGAGGACGCCGAGTAGGGCCCTCGAACCGGTTTCGGATCAAGGCCGTGGTTTCACCTTGGTCCGAAACCGGTTTCGCCCCCGATATCGGCCCTGGGCTGGGAAGTTTCGAGTTTCGGCCGCCGCCGGGAGCGGCCCGTATCACCCCGGAACCGGCCTACGCGACAGCGCCCGCGAGCGACACCGCAGGCGCATCATGGAGGCATGGAGTCGCTCATCGTCCGGCCCGGCCACCTCACCGCCCACCAGACCGCCCGCGTCCTCGGGGTCGGCCTCCCGGCCGTCCGCAAGCTCGTCCAGCGAGGCCAGCTCTCCCGCTCCGGCGGCACCCAGCGACAGGCCTGGTACGCCGCCGCCGACGTCGCCGCCCTCGTCGCCAAGCGCGCCACAGCCAAGGCCGCTTGACCCCAGGTCAGCGCGATGTCACGATCTGCGTGTACAGCCATGCCCGCACACGGGCACCACAGACCGCACGACGAAGCCCCAGCCACAGTCCCCCGGCTGGGGCTTCGTCGTGTCCAGGCGTCCGCCGCCGGAGGTAGCCATGCCACTGCCCACCATCGGCCGGACCGTCCTCTACAAGCTCACCGAGGGCGACGCCCGCCGCATCCAGCAGCAGCGCAGCCACGACAGCACTGCGGCCAACCTGGCCGGAGCAGGCCGCACATACCCGGCCGTCGTCGTCGCTGTGTACGGCGACGAGGCGCTGAACCTCCAGGTCCTGCTCGACGGACCCGACAGCTACTGGGCCACCTCCCGCCACGAGGGCGACGAGCCCGGCACATGGGCATGGCCCCCGAGGGTGTAGGCCACCTACGGGTCACAGGACGGCCACACGGCCACCACAGCGCCCCCTGAGCGCGCATGATGCCCACTCAGCATCCGCAGCCCTTGGGGGGACCATGGCCACCTACCGCGAGGTACAGACAGCAGTCCGCGTCGAGAAGCTCAGGCTCTGGTTCGCCTGGGCGACCGGCAACTTCATCATGCTGGCCATCGCCCTCGCCACCCAGAACGTCCACATCGTCAGCGTGATCACACAGGTGCTGCTCGTCGCCGTCTTCGGCGCCCTCACCTTCGCCCTCATGCGGATGAGCAACGCCCTCAACCGCAAGGCCGAGGCCGCACGCAAGGACGTCCTCGGCGAGGCGTAGACCCAGGAGGCGCCCGTGGCCGGCATACGCAACGGGCGCCCCTACCGCCGCCTCGTCGCCGCCGTGAAGGCCCTCGGCCTCCCGTGCTGGATCTGCGGCCACAACATCCCGGCCACCGTCGACGGCCGCACGCATCCGCTGGCCTTCACCCTCGACCACCTCGTACCGCTCTCGCGCGGCGGTGACCTGCTCGACCCCGCCAACGCCCGCAGCGCGCACCGGCGGTGCAACAGCAGCCGGGGCAACCGGCCCGACCCAGTACGCCAGGTGAAGGCCTCACGGAGGTGGTGACAGCATGGCGGACGTGACCGAGGACTGTCGCGTCTACTGGGGGCATGGAGCCTGCGGCCTGCAGCGCGGCCACGACGACGGGCAACGGGTACGCGTACACCGCCAGCTGGAGCCGGTGGAGGAAGCCGTCACGGTCGAGGATGCGTACCTCTTCGGCGAGGACCTGACCGCTGAGGAACAGCGCCTCAAGAACGAGCTGTGGTGACAGACGCGGGAGGGTGACGAGCCGTGCTGTACGTCAGCCCCGCGCTTCCCCCATGGGGCTCACACCCACGGTTCCTCCGGCCAAGCCGGTGTGCGCACTAAGACACCTGTCATCACGCAGGGCCGACAGTCACAGGGTAGGTGACACGCCGTGCTGATCGTCGTCACCGGGCCACCCGCCGCGGGTAAGTCCAGCTGGATCAGGGCGCACGCGACAGCGCGTGACATCGTCATCGACCTGGACCTGATGGCGCTGGCCATGGCCGGACCCGGTGCTGACCACCACGCGCACACCGACGTGCTGACCCGGGTGGTGCACCGCGCCCGGTACGCGGCCATCGACGAGGCGTGCCAGCACCTCGACAAGGTCGACGTGTACCTGATCCACACCCAGCCCAGCGCCAAGGCCCTCGCGAAGTACAAGAGGCTGGAGGCGCGGATCGTCACGGTCGACCCCGGGCGGGACATCGTCATGCAGAGGGTCAAGGCGATGCGACAGCCCGAGATGGAACGGGTCGTCACCCGCTGGTACAACGCCCGGCGCGGCCGGCCCCGCGAGGCCATGCCGCAGGCGTCGCGATCATGGTGACGATGATCAACGAGGCGAGCCCGGCCCCTTTTTGGTGGCCTTCCCGGGCGACCCAAACGCCCTTCTCGCCCGATTTTTTGCGCGGCGATTTTGAAAGCCTATTCACGCGAACTCGGTTCGAGTGTTTTAGTGGCGTCACTCTCCGTGACGTCACCCTCTGTGACCCCGCTATTTCCGCGAACTCGGTTCGAGTGAATTAGTGGCGGCCGTGTCCACGCCAACTCGGGGGTGGCCGTGAGCATTGTCGACAAGATCACTCACGAGCTCGAAGACCTCCACGCCGACGAGACGTCACCCGGCATGGCGGCCGTCGCCCTGGACCTCGCGATGGCCATGGCTGGCACGGACGCCCCGACCGCCAAGGCCGTTGCTGCCCGCGAGCTCCGTTCGATCATGGCCGACCTGCGGCGGCTGGCCCCTGTCGGGGAGAAGGGGGACACCGTCGATGACATTGCTGAGCAGCGAAAGAAGCGCCGAGCCGCTGCAGCAGAGCGGGCCGTCGGTGGCTGACGGCCCCGTGTACGGCCGCCAGCGCCCCCGGGTGTTCACCGTGCCGGGCAAGGCGCTGTCGAGCGCGGGGCAGGAGGCCGTCGACCTGGCGGCCCGCGCCGGGCTGAAGCTCGATCCGTGGCAGCAGCACGTCCTCGACCAGGGCATGGGCGAGCGCGCCGACGGCAACTGGGCGGCGCCCGAGGTGTGCGTCAACGTCCCGAGGCAGAACGGCAAGGGCGGAATCATCGAGGCCCGCGAGTTGTGGGGCCTGTTCATCGGCGGTGAGCGGCTGATCCTGCACAGCGCCCACGAGTTCAAGACGGCGAAGAACGCGTACAAGCGGGTCGAGAACCTGATCCGTGCATGCCCTGACCTGCACAAACGCGTGAAGATCTACCGGAAGACAGTGGGCGACGAGGCCATTGAGCTGCACTCCGGGCAGGAGTTGCGGTTCATCGCCCGCTCCGGCGGCAGCGGTCGTGGCTTCACCGCGGACTGCGTGGTCCTCGACGAGGACATGATCCTGGGCGACGACGCCATGGCGGCACTCGCGCCGACGCTGGCCGCGGTCGCCAACCCGCAGACGTGGTACTTGGGGAGCGCGGGCATCGGTCACCAGTCGGTGCAGCTGGGCCGGTTGCGGCGCCGGGCCCTGGCGGCCGCCGAGACCGGTGTGCCGGATCCGACGCTCGCCTACTTCGAGTGGTCGATCAACGAGCACCGCGACGAGTGCGGGCAGGGCTGCACGGAACACGACGACGTGGCGGACGCCAAGTCGATCCTGAAGTCGAACCCGGCGATCGGCTACCGGCTGACGCTGGAGAAGTCGGCGAACGAGCGGCTGACGCTGGGCGACACCCTGTTCTCCCGCGAGCGGCTCGGTGTGGGCGTGTACCCGTCGGACACGGCGGACACGTGGCAGGTCATCGGCGAGGACGTGTGGCGGGCGCTGGCGGACGCGGACTCCGGGCCCGAGGGGCAGGTCGCGTTCGCCATCGACATGACCCCCGAGCGCTCGCACGCGGCGATCGCCGTGGCGGGCGCGTGGCGGGGCGGCACGCACGTCGAGGTGGTCGAGCACCGGCCGGGCACGGGATGGCTGCTGGACCGGGCCGAGGAACTGCACAAGCGGTGGAAGCCGAAGTGCTGGGTGGTCGACGGCGGCGGCCCGGCCGGCTCCATCATCGAGCAGCTGCAGCAGCGCCTCGGTGTCGAGGTGGTCCAGCCGAAGGCGCGCGAGATCGCGTCGGCCTGCGGCCAGTTCTACGACGCGGTCACCGAGCAGACCCTCAGCCACCTCGACCAGGCGCCCCTCGCAACGGCGCTGGCGGGCGCGCAGAAGCGGCCGCTCGGGGATGCGTGGGCGTGGGCCCGCCGCGGCGTGAACGTCGACATCAGCCCGCTCGTCGCCTCGACCCTCGCGAAGTGGGGACTGGGCGCCGAGGTCGAGCCGCCGGGCGACATCCTGCTGAGCGTGTGGTGAGAAGGGTGACGACATGAGGTGGTGGCCCTTCCGCCGCACGGCGTTGAAGCGGGCGATCTCGTACCAGGACGTGTGGGGAGCGGGCGGCGATCCGGCCGTCCTGCGCGGCGGCAGCCAGGAACGGGCGCTCCGCCTGGGGCCCGTGTATGCGGCCACGCGGCTGCTCGCGGACTCCGTGGCGTCCCTGCCGCTGAAGTCCTACCGGACGCAGGGAGACGACCGGCTGCGCGCCCCGACGCCCCCGCTGTTCCGGCGGCCGGCCGCGACCGGCACGCGCTACGACTGGCTGCACCGGTGCATGACGTCGCTGACGCTGCGCGGCAACGCTTACGGGCTGGTCGTCGCCTGGGGCCCGGACGGCTGGCCGAGCCAGATCGAGTGGCTGCACCCGGACGACGTGGGCATCCAGGACAACCTTGCCGCGGTCCCGGTCTGGTACTACAAGGGCCGGCGTCTCGAGGACGGCGAGCTGTTCCACATCCCGGCGTACACGGTGCCCGGTCAGATCCTGGGACTGTCGCCGATCGCGTACTTCGCGACAACGACGGAGGCTGGCCTGCTGGCCGGGCAGTTCGGTCGGGACTGGTTCGCCAACGGGTCTACCCCGAGCGCCGTCCTGGAGACGGACATGGCCGTCGACCGTGACGCGGCCACCGTCCTGAAGGCCCGGTTCAAGGAGGCCGCCGAGGGCCGCGACGTGGTGGCGCTGGGCAACGGCGTGAAGTACCGGGCCATCTCCGTGCCCGCGAACGAGAGCCAGTTCCTGGAGACCATCAAGGCAACGGCGAACCAGATCGCCGCGATCTACGGGGTGCCGCCGGAGAAGGTCGGCGGGGAGACGGGCGGCAGCCTCACCTACGCCACGGTCGAGCAGAACAGCATCGACCTGCTGACGTGGACGCTGCGTCCGTGGCTGGCCCGGCTGGAGGACGCGTTCTCCTGGCTGCGGCCTCCCACCGAAGAGGCGCGGTTCAACGTGGACGCGATGCTGCGCACCGACACCCTGACCCGCTACCAGTCGCACCGGATCTCCCGGGCGATCGGACTGCACAACATCGACGAGCTGCGGCGCGTGGAGGACGAGCCGCCCCTGCCCAACGGTCTGGGCCAGGACTACACGCCACTGGGCAAGGTGGCGCCCGACGAAAGCGAGAACTGATGAACGGCGACAGTGAGCGTCGGTTCACGCGCGGCCTCGTCGAGGTCCGGGCGGCCGGCGACAGCAGGACCATCGGCGGGTACGCGGCGAAGTTCAACACGCTGTCCCGCAACCTCGGCGGATTCGTCGAGCGCATCGACCCCGGCTTTTTCGCGAAGAGCGAGGGCGACGGCTGGCCACGCGTGATGGCCCGCTACAACCACGACAACAACATGCTGCTGGGCACGTCCCGCTCAGGCACGCTGCGACTGCAGACGGACGGCACGGGCCTCGACTACAGCGTGGACGTCCCGGCCGCGCGCGGCGACGTGTACGAGCTGGTGCAGCGCGGCGACGTCGCCGAGTCCAGCTTCGCGTTCTACACGTTCGAGGACGACTGGGCGATGACAGACGACGGCTTCCCGGTGCGGACGCTGCTGTCCGGCCAGCTGGTCGACGTCGCCCCGGTCAACGACCCTGCGTACCTGGACACGTCCACGGGCCTGCGCTCCCTGGCGGAGAAGGCGGGCGCCGAACTGGCCGAGGTCCGGGCCGCGGCGGAGGCCGGCGAGCTCAAGCGGTTCCTCGCGGGCCCCGCCCCCACGATCATCCCGCCGACCGGGCAGGGCGACACCCACCCGGTCATGGCGGTACGGCAGCGGCGCGCCGAGCTGAACTTGCGCCGCACCTTCTGAGGCAGGGCGAACCCCACCTCGACACACCACCCATCAGGCGTCCCGGCCCACTTGCCGCGGGCGCCTTCGTCATGCCCAGGAGGGCGAGATGACTGCGTTCATCAAGGCGCTGCAGGAGCGGCGCGCCAACGTGTGGGAGCAGGCGAAGGAACTGCTCGACACGGCCGAGAACGAGAAGCGGGATCTGACCGCCGAGGAAGAGGGCAAGTACCAGGCCTTCAACGCGGACCTCGACAAGATCGACCTTCGCGTGAAGGACCTGACCGAGGCGGAGCAGCGGACCAAGGACGCCGAGGCCGCGTTCGCTGGGCTGCTCGCCAAGCCGCAGGAGCAGGAGCGACAGCCCGTCGAGGACTCCGAACTGCGCCGGTGGGCCCGCGGCGAGATCCGCAGCATCGACGTCGCGAAGCCGGCCGGGGTCGCCTTCCGTGACCTGGTCAAGGGCACGACGACCGCGGGCGGCAACACGGTCCCCACCACCTTCTACGGCCAGCTGATGGCGCACCTCATCGAGGTGTCCGGGATTCTGATGGCCGGGCCCACCGTGCTGAACACGGCGTCCGGCGAGACGATCGAGATCCCGGTGACCACGGCGCACTCCAGCGCCGCGCTCACCGCCGAAGCCGCGGCGATCAGCGAGTCGGACCCGGCGTTCGGCAAGCGGACCCTGGGCGCCTACAAGTACGCCGTGCTGATCCAGGCGGCCACCGAGCTGCTCACCGACACGGGCGTGGACCTCGAGGGCTACCTCGCCATGCAGGCGGGCAGGGCGTTGGGCAACGCGTTCGGCGTCCACGCGATCACTGGTGACGGATCGTCGAAGCCGACCGGCATCATCACCTCCGCGTCGGCCGGCGTGACCGGCGGCACCGGCGTGGTGGGCGCGTTCACCGCGGACAACCTGATCGACCTCTACTACTCGGTCATCGCTCCGTACCGGAACAGCACGTCGTGCGGCTGGCTGATGCGCGATGCAACGCTCGGTGCGGCTCGCAAGCTGAAGGACTCCCAGGGCCAGTACCTGTGGCAGCCGTCCATCCAGGTCGGCGCTCCGGACATGCTGCTGGGCAAGCCGGTGCACACGGACCCGAACGTGGCGGCCATCGCGCTCAACGCGAAGTCCGTGGCGTTCGGCGACATCTCGCAGTACTTCGTCCGCATGGCGGGCGGGGTGCGGTTCGAGCGGTCCGACGACTACGCCTTCAACTCCGACCTGGTGACCTTCCGGGCGATCATCCGCGCGGACGGCCTGCTCGTCGACCAGACCGGCGCCGTGAAGCTGTTCACCGGCGCGGCGTCCTGATCCATCCGCACCCGGGGCGGCCACGGTCGTGGCCGCCCCCTCGGCCTTGAGAGGAAACAGCAATGCGTGTTCGCATGAAGGTCGCCATCTCCGGGACCCGCGACGGCGAGTCCTGGCCCGCGCGGGGCGGCGTGGTCGACCTGCCCGACGAGGAGGCCCGGCACATGATCGCGGGCGGTCTCGCGGTCGAGGACGACGGCGCCGAGGAACACGCGACCGTCCCCGGTTCGCCGGAGAAGGCCACAGGCCGCAAGCCCGCGGCGAAGCCTGCCGCGCAGAAGTAGGCGGAGGTCCCCATGGCGCTGCTCACGCTCGAAGAGGCGAAGGCGCAGCTCGACATCGACGGTACGGCGGAGGACGTCGAGCTGCAGGTGTACGTCGAGGCGCTCACCGCCGCGATCGAGCGGCACGTGGGTCCGGTCGAGACCCGCGAGTTCGCCGAGACGATCGAGGGCCGCAGCGCCTCGATGTGCCTGTCGCACATCCCGGCCGTCGCCCTGGTGTCGGTCGCCCCCGCGGTCGAGACCGGAGACGACCTCGACCTCAGCGCCCTCGTCCTGGACGGGGCCACCGGCATCGTCCGGTACCGGGGCGGCTCGTTCGCCGGGACGCTGTGGCGAGTCACTTATACGGCCGGGCGGGGCGAGGTGCCGGCCACCATCAACCTCGCCGCCCGCATCCTGCTGCAGCATCTGTGGCGCACCCAGTACGGGGCGTCGCGCGGCATGTCCTCCATCGGCGGCGGTGAGGACTTCAGCGTCACCGAGGCCGTGCCGGGCTGGGGCTACGCGATCCCCAACCGGGTCCTGCAACTGCTGGAGGCCTACAAGGTTCCGCCGGGGGTGGCGTAGTGCAGACCTCCCGCGTACCTGCCGCGGTCGACGCGCTGCTCGCGATCCTGCGGGCCCGGCCCGCTCTGGCCGAGGTCGCCATCGTCGACGGACCAACGGCAGTGAACCTGACCCAACGGCGCAGGATCCACATCGGCTGGTCGCCGGGCGGCGATCAGGCCGTCGAGCTGGAGCAATCGTTCAACGCAGCTGGGGCCCGGACCCGCGACGAGGCGTTCGTGATCTCCTGCTTCGCGGAATCGCGGGGCGGAGACAAGGACATGTCGTTCCGCCGTGCCGACGCCTTCGACCTGGTCGGCGAGGTCGAGCAGGCGCTGCGGGCCAGCGACGCGGCGCCCGAGGCCCCCACCCTGAACGGCGCGGTCCTGTGGGCGCATCTCACGACCGGCAACGTCCAGCAGTCCACAAGCGACGGCGCCTCCGTGAGCGTCGAGTTCGCGGTGTCCTGCCGAGCCCGTATCTGATCCAACCACCCGAGGAGTACAGCCATGGCGCGAGTGCGCTACGTGGGCTCGGACCCGGTCACCGTGCCTGAGCTCGGCGACCGGCTCGTCGAGCCGGACACCGTGGTCGAGGTGCCGGACGAGCGGTTCGACGGCTACGTCTGCCAGACCACCAACTGGGAGTCCGTCGAGGAGCCCGGCCTGCGTGCCGCGGCCGAGGCGAAGAAGGCGGCGCGTGCCGCGAAGGGAGCTGATCTCTGATGGCGATCGGTTCGGGCCTTGGTGCCCAGCTCGGTATCAGTGCGGAGACCACCTACGGGACGTTCGTCGCGCCGGCCAAGTTCATCGAGTTCACCAAGGAGAGCCTGGCTCTCAAGAAGACGACGGCGCAGTCCGCGGGGATCGCGGCCGGGCGTCTGCTCGCGCTGTCGTCCCGGCGCGTGCTGACGCGCCAGGAGGTGCAGGGCTCCATCGACCTGGAGATCGTCAACAAGTCCATGGGTGTCCTGCTGCAGGCGCTCATGGGGACGACGGTCACGCCGGTGCAGCAGGTGGCGACCGCCGCGTACCTGCAGACCCACACCCTCGCGGACACGGCCGGCAAGTCGCTCACGATCCAGAAGGGCGTGCCGCTCACCACGGGCACGGTGACGGACAAGACGTTCCTGGGCTGCAAGGTCACGTCGGCAGAGTTCGCATGCGAGGTGGGCGGCATGCTCACCGGGTCGTTCGAGTTCGACGGCAAGACGTGCGACGAGGCGCAGACGCTGGCGACGGCCGCGTACCCGAACATGAGCCCGTTCCACTTCTCGCAGATGGCCGTCAAGACCGGCACGTATTCCTCGGAGACGGCGCGCGACGGCGTCCGCAAGGTCAGCGTGAAGATCGAGCGGCCGCAGGCGACGGAGCGGTTCTACGCGGGCCAGGCCGGGCTGAAGAAGGAGCCCATCTCCAACGACCAGGTGAAGATCACTGGTTCGCTGGAGACGGACTACATCGACACGATCCTCGACGACCTGCACACCAGCGACGGCGCGACCTCGCTCGTGTGGGAGTTCGTCGGCCCGATCATCGCGTCGACCTACGCCGAGACGTTCCGCATCACCCTGCCCGCGGTCAAGTTCGACGAGGGCCCCCCGGTCGTCGACGGCTTCGACGTCATCAGGCCGACCTTCAACTTCACCGCCCTGTACGACGGCACCAACCCGGTGAAGATCGAATACATGTCCACGGACATCACCCTGTGAGGTGACCTCGTGGTCTCCGACATCCGCATCACCACCACCGGCAGCCTGATCGAACTGCAGCGCCGCCTTCGGGCTGCCGGCCACGAGAACATCCGAGCCTCGATGCAGCGCCGCCTACGGCACGCCGCCGAGCCCCTGCGTGACGAACTTCAGTCTGCGATCCGCGGCCTGGACATCAGCTCGCAGGGGCGCCGCGGCCGGCCGGGCGGCCCGTCCCCTACGACCCGGCCGCTACGCGCCACGATCGCCGAGGCCATCCGCATCTCCGTGCGGACCTCCGGCAATCCGGGCGCCAAGGTCTGGCTCGACAAAGGCCGCCTGCCGGCCGACCTGCGCAAGATGCCGGCCGCCATCAACACCGGCCGCATCCGCCACCCCGTGTACGGCAACCGACGCCGGTGGGTGCAGCAGAACGCCACCCCCCTGTGGTGGGACGCCACCGTGCGCAAGGCCCGCCCCCGCATGGAGCGCGACGCCGCGCGCGTCCTCGACGACGTGCGCCGCCGCCTCGAATAGACCAGGAGCAGCACGTGATCGTTTCCTACCGCCACGAAGACGGCACCGTCGACGAGGTCTCCACCGACGACCTGTCCGCGATCGAGTCGTCCGTCATCGAGTCCGCCACCGGTCTGGACTGGGACGACGTCGACAGCGCCCTGCGCCAGCAGCAGCCGACCGCGATGCGCGCCGTCCTGTGGGCGTTCCGCAAGCGGCAGCAGCCCACGCTGCGGTTCACCGAGTTCGACCTCCCCGGCTGGAAGAGGCGGACCAAGGCCCGGCTGGAGTACCCGGAGATCCTCGACATGGCCGAGGCGCTGGTGAAGAACCCGGAGTCCACGGACGAGATCGTCGAGCGGATGACCGGCTTCATGCGGACCCTGGCGCACGACGAGGCCGACGTCGACAAGGCGTTCGAGGAGCTGGCCCCAAAAGGCCAGGGCATCGCCACGCCCGCTCCGGCGCTGGAGGCCTCGCCGGACGCCGCATCGGAGACCTCCTCGACGACTACTGGCCCCTGATCTCCCATCTCCTGCACATCGGCCCCGCCGAGCTCGAAGCGCTGCCACGGGCCCGCTTCCTCCAGGCCGTGGCCTGGGTCGACCGACACGTGGCCGCGCAGGCCCAAGCAGCCGGAGGTGAGTGATGGCCGGGACGCATCTCACGTTCACGCTGGAGGGCCGAGACCGGCTGAGCCGCGTCCTGGACAAGGCAGGAGACTCGGCGGGCGACCTGCACAAGAAGCTCCTGCTCGCCAGCGCGGCGATCCCTGCAGCGGCCGCGCTGGCACCGCTCGCCGCGGGTGCGGGTGCGGCGGCTGTCGCCGTGGCCGCGTTCGGTGCGGCGATCATCCCGCAGATCGGCGCACTGTCCGACGCGAGCGAAGCGCAGAAGAAGTACGAGGATGCTGTCGCCAAGTCAGGCGCGACGTCCGAGGCTGCGATCACGGCGCAGACGGAATTCCAGCAGCAGATCGCGAAGATGCCGACGGCCTCCCGTGAGGCGGCTGCTGGGCTGTCGACGCTGAAGAAGGAGTACCGGGCCTGGTCGGACGGGCTGGCCAAGGACACGATGCCCGTCTTCACCAAGGGGTTGGCGGTCGCCTCGGCGATGCTGCCGAAGCTGACCCCCCTGGTGAAGGGGGCCTCCACCGAGCTGGACCGCTTCATGACCACCCTGGCCGGCGGCATGATGAGCCCGGCCGTCGACGGCCTCTCGAAGAAATTCGCCGACTTCGCGACGGGTTCGCTGCGGTCCGCGAACGACGGACTCGTGCACCTGATGCGCACCCTGGACACGGGCAAGGTCGGCGGGGCGCTGAGCGAGTTCATGGACTACGCGCGCGCCCAGGGCCCGCTCCTGGCGGAGACGCTGAAGAACGTCGCCACGGCGGCGCTGCACCTGCTGCAGGCGGCGTCCGGCGTGGGTGGTGGTGTGCTGCAGCTCGCGAACGCCGCGGCCTCACTGGTGGCTTCGCTCCCGCCCGGGTTCATCACCGTGCTCATGCAGACCGCTGTCGCGATCCGGGCGGTGAAGCTGGCAGGCTCCGGGTTCCAGCTGCTGGTGGGCGGCTTCGACGCGGCAGCTGCGGCGATCCGCGGTATGGGCACGGCGGCGCTGGGGTCGGCCACCACCATGGGGTCGCTGCGCAGAGCGGCCGGGACGCTGTCGACTCAGGCCAAGCTGAACATCGCGGCCGTCGGTATCGGCCTGTTCACGGTGGCGATGATCCAGCTGTCGAAGGTCGGAAAGGCGGCACCTCCGGACGTCGACAAGCTGACCACCTCGCTGGGCAATCTCGCCCGCACAGGCAAGGCGACCGGCGAAGCCGCGCGCGTTTTCGGCGACGATCTGTCGGGGCTGTACGACAGCGTCCGCAACATCACCGACCCGAGCACAGCTGACAAGGCTCAGCAGTGGATGGTGAAGATCGGCTCGTTGGGGATCTCGGATTCCACGCCCCACAACGAGGCCAAGGAACGGCTCGACGCGATCGACAAGAGCCTGACCAGCCTTGCCCGCGGCGGCAAGGCTGACCTGGCGGCGGTCGCGCTGAAGCGGCTCGGCGCTGAGTACGCCAAGAACGGCCACTCCGCCGCCGAGTTCACGAACCAGATGAGCAGCTACAAGTCGGCGCTGGCTGATGCGGCGTTCGAGCAGGACCTGGCGGCCGAGGCACAGGGCCTGTTCGGGAAGCAGGCGCAGAAGGCGCAGGAAGCTCTCGCCGCGCAGAAGCTGAGCGCCGACGGTTTGCGGCAGTCGATCCAGGCGCTCAACGACGCGCAACGCGCCGGCATCGGCGGGATGATCGGGTTCGAGGCGAGCATCGACGCCGCAGCCAAGGCTGCCAAGGAAAACCACGGCGCCCTGCACATGATCAATGGCGAGCTGGATCTCAACTCGCCGAAGGCGCAGGCGGCCGCGACCGCGCTGAACGACCTGGCCGCGAAGACGGACGAGGCCGCGGCGCAGACCCGGCAGTCCACCGGATCGTGGGAGGCCGCCAACCGGGTCTACGCCCGGGGCCGCGAGAAGCTCATCGAGTCGGCCAGGGCGATGGGTCTGACCAAGAGCGAGGCCAAGGCCCTCGCCGACCAGATCCTCCGCACCCCCGACAAGACTGCCCGGCTGAAGGGGAACATCGACGACCTCGAGGCGAAGGTCACCGCGGCGAAGAAGAAGCTCTCGACGGTGCCGGCCTCGAAGAAGGCAGCCGTCAAGGGCGACATCTCCAACCTGCTCTACGAAGTCTCGCGCGCCCAGCGGCGCCTGAACGAGATCGACGGGAAGACCGCCGTCACCTACATCCTCATGAAGACCAAGACCAGCAATTCCGGCACGGTCTTCCACGAGGGCGGCAACTACGCGAATGGCGGGATGGTCGGCTTCCCTGGCGGTGGCCCGATCAGCGGCCCGGGAACGGGTACTTCGGACAGCATCCCGATCATGGCGTCCAACGGCGAGTACATGATCAACGCTCGCTCGACTGCCAAGTACCGCAGCCTGGTGGAAGCCATCAACGCCGACCGTCTCGGCGGCGGGCGAGGCATGCCTGGCGCCGGTGCTGCCGTGGCGCAGGGCCTCATGTCCGGCATGGCCAGCTCCACGTCCGGGGTCGGGGCGGCCGCGCGCGCCATGGCGGCGGCTGTCGTTACCGGTATCAAGGCCGAGCTGGAGATCGCCTCTCCGTCGAAGAAGACGAAGGCCCTGGCCAAGGATGTGGGCAAGGGGTTCATCAACGGTCTGACCGACTCCCGCGACAAGATCAAGTCAGTGTCGAAGGATCTCGCGGCCGATGTCAGGACGGCCTTCTCCGGCAAGAAG